GCGGGACGTGGTGCGGACTTGTTTATTATTGATGACCCTCACTCAGAACAAGACGCCATGAACCCAAGAAGCATGGAAGACACTTACGATTGGTACACCTCAGGACCACGGCAAAGGCTACAGCCAGGAGGTGCCATAGTTATAGTCATGACACGGTGGAACGTGAACGACCTTACAGGTAGATTATTAAAAGACGCAGCACGTGATCCTAAAGCAGATCAATGGGAACTTATTGAACTACCTGCTATACTACCTAGCGGTGAGCCTCTGTGGCCAGAATATTGGTCAAAGGAAGAACTGGAAAGTGTACAGGCTACCCTACGTGGCGGACCAAAGTGGCACGCTCAATACATGCAGAATCCCAGCTCAGAAGAAGGTGCACTTATTAAGCGTGAATGGTGGAACATGTGGGAAAGACAAAAGCCACCTAGATGTGATTATATTATTCAAAGTTATGATACAGCATTTTTAAAACGTGAGATGGCTGACTATTCAGCTATTACTACGTGGGGTGTGTTTTATCCAGAAGGCAACGTCGGTGAACATTTTTATGACGGCACAGCACCACACGTTATTTTATTAGACGCTATAAAAGGGCGGTATAGTTTCCCTGAATTAAAGGCTATAGCCTTACAACAATATCAAGAGTGGGAGCCAGACGTAACTATTATAGAAGCTAAAGCTAGTGGTATGCCCCTTACGCAAGAACTGCGTAATATAGGTATACCTGTACAGAACTTTACTCCCTCAAAAGGAAATGATAAAGTAGCTAGAGTAAATGCTGCTGCTCCATTATTTGAATCTGGCATGGTATGGGCACCAGATACTAAATGGGCTAATGAGGTAATTGAGGAGTGTGCTATGTTTCCTGCTGGAGACCACGACGACTTAGTCGACTCAACAACGCAAGCACTACTACGTTTTAGGCAAGGTGGCTTTGTTAGACTACCGAGTGACTATGAAGACGAAGAGCTATATCCCAGAAGAAAAATAAGTTATTATTAACGCATGGCAATAGAAAAACAAAATCCTATGGAGCAAATGGTAGTAGAAGCACTACCAGAAGAACTTCAAGAATCACTTGAAGTAGAACTACCAGAAGACATGAACATACAAGGGGAAATGACTTCCGCTTTTGAAGTTGACCCTAGAGGTAATTTAGTTCCGCTTTTTGAAGAGGAAGAAGTTATAGTTACAGAACATCAAGTTAACCTAGCAGAAGTATTAGATGAGTCTTCACTTAATACACTTTCTAATGAATTATTAGACGCGTTTGAACAAGACAAAGATTCACGTAAAGACTGGCTTGATGTATTTACCAAAGGTTTAGATTTATTAGGCATAAAAACAGAGGAACGTGAAGAGCCATTCCCAGGAGCTACAGGTGTACACCATCCACTATTAAGTGAAGCGGTAACACAATTTCAAGCTCAAGCCTATAAAGAACTTTTACCAGCTGGAGGACCAGTCAAAACTAGAATTATGGGCAACGAAAGCCCAGAAGTTGCTGCTCAAAGCCAACGTGTAAAAGAGTTTATGAATTATCAAATCAGTGAAGTCATGCAAGAGTATGACCCTGAGATGGACAGTTTATTATTTTATCTACCGTTAGCAGGTAGTGCGTTTAAAAAAGTCTACTATGACAATCTTTTAGGTAGAGCTACTAGTAGGTTAGTAAAAGCTGAGGACTTAGTAGTATCTTACGAGACCACAGACCTTGAAACTAGCCCTAGATTCACTCATGTAGTAAGCATGACAGGTAATGACCTTAAAAAATTACAAAAAAGTGGCGTTTATAGAGACGTTGCTATAGGTGAAGCAGGAGTTGACCTAGAATATAACGAAGCAAAAGAGAAAATGGACGAGTTACAAGGTATTTCAATGCCTTTAACTGACTATAATGAGTACAGTGTACTAGAACTACACGTCGATTTAGAGCTACCAGACATAGATGACTACGGTTTTGCGGTGCCTTACATCGTTACTATCCTTGAAGATAGCAATGAAATCCTTTCAGTAAGGCGTAATTGGGAACAAGGTGACGAACTATTCCGCAAAAAGGAGTATTTTGTACATTATAAGTTCCTTCCAGGACTTGGATTTTACGGTTTTGGGCTAATTCACATGATTGGAGGGCTAACTAAGTCCGCCACATCAGTTTTACGTCAATTAATTGACGCTGGTACGTTAAGTAACCTACCTGCTGGCTTTAAAGCACGTGGAATGCGTGTACAAGGGGAAGACGAACCCCTAAGACCAGGAGAATTTAGGGATGTTGACGTTCCAGGAGGCACAATCCGTGATGCATTGATGCCTTTACCGTATAAAGAGCCTAGTAATGTGCTGGCTCAGCTATTAGGCGTTATTATTGACTCTGGAAGACGTTTTGCTAGTATTGCAGACATGCAAGTAGGCGATATTGGTAGTCAACAACTACCTGTAGGCACTACCGTAGCTATGTTAGAGCGTGGTACTAAGGTAATGTCCGCTATACACAAGCGTTTACACTTTGCTCAAAAGAAAGAATTTAGGTTATTAGCTAAAATCTTCTCACGTAGCCTACCGCCTGTGTACCCTTATGACGTTCCAGGAGCCACACGTGAAATTAAACAAACCGACTTCGATGATAGAGTAGATATTATTCCAGTTAGTGACCCCAATATCTTTAGTATGGCACAAAGGGTAATGTTAGCTCAACAAGAATTACAAATGGCACAGGCAGCACCACAAATACACGATCTACGTGAAGCCTATAAGCGTATGTACGAAGCCCTTGAAGTTAAAAACATAGACGCTATACTACCCCCAGTAGCTGAAATACCACCTCGTGACCCGATCAGCGAACAACAAGCAGCGATGACAGGACAACCTATCAAAGCCTTTGAGTTCCAGAACCACGATGCGTATATTGCTGCTCATAGTTCGTTTTTACAGAATCCTATGATAGCACAAAACCAAACAGCTCAATTAGCTATACGTGCAAATATACAAGAGCATCAAGCTATGCTATACAAACAGCAGATAGAAATGGTACTTGGTCAACAATTACCAGAGCTAGGTGAAAATATTCCTCCTCAGGTTATGAACGAACTAGCGTTATTAGCTGCTCAAGCTACACAAGTAGTTACAGGTCAAGCTCAGGCTATGGCTCAAGCACAACAAATGGCACAGATGAACCCTATAGTTGAACTCAAAAAAGAGGAAATAGCACAAAAAGCTCAGTCTGATGCCTTAAAATCTCAAGTAGATTTAGCTAAAATAGAATCAAATGAAGCTATCGCAGAAATGAAGATAGCTCAGGACAGGGAGGAAGCTCTTATGAAAGAAAAAGAGAGCATCCGTAAAACTTACTCAGAACTATTACGAGACGTAAGAAGTTCAGACAACCAAAATAGAGGATTTTAAAATGCCAGGAAAACAAAGAGGAAAAATGGAGCTTCCCGCAGGTAACGCTAACCGTAGAAGATTTATGTGCGGTGGAGAAAGCCATGGAGGAACTAAACGTAAAAAATTAGCAGGTGGTGGCGCAAGTGGTGTAGTTAAAGATGTAGGTAAAACTGCTCTTAGAAGTGCTTATAGAGCTAAAACTGTACCATTACAAGGTCTAGACAAAGTATTAAAAGCGGTAGCTCCAGGAAGCAAACTTTCTGAAGGTGTAGACAAACTAGCCAACCCACCAATTTTAAAAAGCAAAGGTGGCGGTGTTAACAAAGCTAAAAAACGAGGATAAATCATGAAAAAGGTAAACGTAAAAGGACCAAACAGAATTAATTTAGCCGACGGCGGACCAGTAAGAGTAAAAGATATTTTATTCAAAAAGGTTTTCGGTATGGGTAAAGTTAAAACTCAAGGTACAGGTAAAGCAACACAAGGCACACAGCACAACGCTGATTGGAGCGGTAAGTTATAATGCCTTTTAGCGAATACTCTCCTAAACAAAAGAAGTTAGCTAGAATAGCAGAACCACGCGACAAGATCACTGGTGCTGATTTGAAAGAATTACGCATTGGTAAAGTTAAAGGTGGTGTTATGTGTAAAGGTAACGGTTGTGCTATTAAAACTAAAGAAACTAAAATTAGATAATGGCTAAACGAGGACTTTGGGATAACATTCACGCTAAACGTAAGCGTATAAAAGAAGGCTCTGGTGAACGCATGCGTACTCCAGGATCAAAAGGTGCACCAACCGCAGCAGATTTTAAAGCAGCACAAGGTTTAAATTGCGGTGGTGAAGTAATGTGTAAAGGTAACGGTTGTGCAAGTAAAATTAAATCCACCAAAATAAGATAATGGCACAGGAAGTATCATCAATTTCAAGAGTCGGTAAAACAGAGCCTTTTGAATTACAAGTTGCTAGAGATCAAATAAGTTTTCACGAAAGCGTACACAAGTTTGGCTTTAATTCTGCTATAGATACCACTTTAGCAACTGTATGGCTTCAAGGTGGTTTATATTCATATTTAGGTTCAGCTTCAACTCTTTATATATCTAGCTCTTCTGCTAATGATACAGCGTTAGGTACTGGTGCAAGAACTGTAACTGTTAGTGGGCTAGACAATAATTTTGATGAAAAAATAGAAACTGTAAGTTTAAACGGTCAAACAGGTGTTGAATTAAATGGCAGCACTTGGTTTAGAGTTAATAGAATTGTGGTAGATACTGCTGGTACTGGCGGTGCTAATGCTGGTGTTTTATATGTAGGAACAGAAGCAACACCCTCAGGTGGAGTGCCTACCAATAAATACGCTACAGTAGGTATAGGTGACAATCAAACCCTAATGATGACCTATACTATACCTAGAGGTTATACTGGTTATGTTACTCAAAAAGATGTATCAGCATCTTCTTCAGCAGGTAAGTTCGCAATTTTAAGTTTAGTAGCTAGACCCTATGGCGGTGTTTTTAATGTAAAAGACAGAGTCTTATCAAGTTCAGGATATAGTACGATTGGATATCCTTACCCTTTAAAATTTACTGAAAAAACAGACATAGAAGTTAGGGCTCAAGCAGACTCAGCAGGAGGAACGGTTACCGTTTCTGCTGCTTTAGATATATTATTAATACAAAATAGACCGTACCCTGAATGAATGTATTAGGCGAAGGTATTTTAAAATTAAAGAGAAATACACTATAATTTTGTGTAATGGCTAAATATCAAGGCAGAGAAGTTAAATTAAATACTCCCAGACCCATACCTAAAGGGAGTTCTGGACATGGCAAAAAACGTAAAGAGGTTTTTGTCAAAGATCCATCAACAGGTAATGTTAAACGAATCACTTTTGGTGATGCTAAACTAGGTATGCACAAAGAAAATAAACAGCGTAAAAAATCCTATTGTGCACGCAGTAAGAGTTTAGGAAGTGATAGAACTAAAGCTAATTATTGGGCACGTAGAGATTGGGGATGCTGATAGATAAACTTAAGAAACAAATAAAAGAAAGAAAAGAACAACTAACTCAAACTCTAGCGAGTGGTAGTGTTCAAAACTTTGAAGATTATCAAAAAGTCGTAGGCGAAATTACAGGTCTGTCGTTTACGGAGTATTTAATAAGTGACCTGCACAAGGATATAGAAGATGAGTAAAGAAGTTGCCGCATTTGGCAAAGGTGGTGAGCCAGTACCTAGTACGGTTGACCGTTTTGAAGATACTGAAGTTGAAGTAAAAGAAGATCTTAAATTTACACCTGATTCAGTTCAGGAAGATTCCTCTTTAAAAGAACAACTCCCTACCCCCACAGGCTACAGACTATTAGTTTTACCTTTCAGTAGAAAGCAAAAAACTAAAGGTGGTCTATACCTAGCTAACGAAACGTTAGAAAAAGAACGTATAGCCACTAATGTAGGATACGTAGTATCACTTGGTCCAGACGCATACGCCGATAAGGATAGATATCCTGCTGGTGCATGGTGTCAAGAAGGCGATTGGGTGATATTCGGCAGGTACGCAGGAGCACGAATCAAGATTGAGGGTGGCGACTTGCG